TGAAGAGCTAGGACTACCTAGTGATACTATAAAGAAGAAGATGACGAACGGGATAGCTAAAGACGCAACTCCACTAACCTGGGAAAAGTTTTTCCAGCAGGAAGAGCATTGTTACGCTATTAACCAATTGTTATCTCATTCTGAAATCGCCTGCGACTCTCATGGGGAGTACCTGGTATTCCCTCCTCTGAGTGATGACATTGAACGTCTTCTTAACCTAGCGGTTGAGGAGATTAACAAAATTATCACCTTAGATTGGGAGGTCGCAAATCGCATCTATATTGGCCCTGGCCAAGCTACTACTTATGGTAGCGCAACCAGTGATCCTTTAGATAAGTTTGACCAGCAATGCTGGGCTTACCCTAATAGAGGATACAGACCTGAGGAATTCTTCTGTACAGATGTCGCGGGTTACATCAAGCGTAAATCGTGTGGTGTAGCACCGGACAAAATCTTACAGGTTCCAAAGAACTGTACGGTCAATAGAACGATAGGCGTGGGCACTGTTGTTGGGATCGCATCCCAGCACGTCTGCGGACAATATATCCGTAGATGTATGCAGCGCCACGGTATAGATCTTCGGATTCTAGCTGATGAGCACAGAGAGATCGCTTGGTTAGGTTCTGTTAAAGACCGTTACCAAACAATTGATTTCTCAATGGCCTCAGATTCGTTATCCGTGGGTTTAATATCGCGCCTCCTAGGAGGCAAACATTCAAGCTACAGGGCTCGTACCTTATATAAGAAGTTACTAAACTGTAGAGCAACCCAATATCAAATCGCCGGCAGGACCTTTGACTATTATAAACATAGCGCAATGGGAAATGCCTCCACGTTTGAGTTAGAGACTTTGGTTTTTATGGCGCTCGGTCGTGCAATAACAAAATTACACTACCTGAAATATTTTAAACGATATTTCATTAATCGTCATAAACCTCGTCTTGCGACTTCTTTCGGAGATGATCTGATTTTAGATCTCCTCGTTACGGAAGGAACAAAAACATGGGTTATCAACCTATTGGCTCACGTTGGGCTCCAGGTTAACGAAGAAAAATCTTTCTTCTCTGGTGACTTTCGTGAATCATGTGGTGGCGACTATAAATTGGGTCGAAACATAAGGGGTTTGTATCTCCACAAAACAGTGGTTCGCATTCCCGATGTCATCCGTGTGCTGAACTTCTTTCATGTTAACCATGGGGTCCCGCTAAGGGACCTTTTGGCAAGGGAAGCTTTTGCTCAGGCCTATGATTATTACCAGTTGAAGTTTCTCCATGGTGGAGAAGCAGGTAATATCGACCCGTTCAAACCAACTCTATACGACAGTATCCTTATGATGGATGATCTTAACGATCAAAGATCTTTTGGATACATTGTACGAAAGTTGAAACAACCCTATGATAAGGAGTGTATAAGCGTAGATGATGTCTTTATGTTTCTGGATTCAGGATCGTTTGATCCCGATTTCGTCCCTAGATTCCGCCCTGGAGTGTATGGTAAAAGTGGTCTTAGATCAAGCTTTGCTTTTTCTAATTCTACCGATCTGGAGTTAAATCCTCTAATTCCGCTTGTGCGGATGAAAGAAGAAACATCTGGATACGTATACAAAAGGGCTGTTCTTTCATCAAATGGAAGAGAAGCGCGGATCTAGGCTAACGAAGGCC